GTTCTTCCTTTTCTTGTTCTTCCTTTTCTTGTTCTTCCTTTTCTTGTTCTTCCTTTTCTTTTTCTTTTTCTTGTTCTTTTGCTTCTTCTTTTTCTAGTTCTTTTGCTTCTTCTTTCTTATCAGAAGGTGTTTCTTCGTTTAATGTCACCACACCTAATAAAATAGCAGAAATCCCTATCATACCATAAGTTATAAATGGAACACCTCCAATAGACAATGATGCAGTCTTCGCGGCAATATTTTTAGGTTGAATAGAATCCCATAATCTTTGAAAATCAAAGAAAACCATGAAATAAAATCTATATATCTTATTTATATAAGAAATGCTGAAATATATTCATTTACCTGTCTTTCTTTTAAGTTTTGCCTTAGGCGTTTTTGCGGTTTATCTAACGGTTCCAGACAAGAAAAAAATATTAGTGTATCCATCGCCTGATAATATTCAATATCTTCAGTACAAAGACAAAGCAGGTAATTATTTTCATTTTAAAGAACAAAAACAAGAATGCCCCAAAGATCCTAAAGATATTTCTAAAATTCCTATTCAATAGAGTATATTTCTCTAGTATCTTTATACAATGAACTTTGGTAGGCTATTAAATACTTCCTTAGGCAAAATCTTTATTTCTATTTTCCTTGGTTTAGGTTTAGCGACTTTATTTCGGAAAGTTTGTACTGAAAAAAATTGTATTGTATTTAACGGTCCAGTAATATCTGAAATAGACGGAAAAACCTTTCAATTCGGTGAAATGTGTTACAAATATGAATTGGTACCTTCTGTAAATGATCCTACAAGAAAAACAATTGAATTATCAGAATCAGATTAGATTCGTTCTCTTTCACATCTTTAGATATCAAAATCTGTATATAAAGATGTCCACCAGAATTGTAGATTTACCAGAAAATATAACGATTCAAAACACATCGTCATCTGGAGGACAACGTAGTGCTTCTTATGCACCCATTGATGTTCATCCTAACCCATATGGTCATCCACCACCATCTGTTCCAGCAATACCTACGCCTTCTTATGCTCCACCCCCCGTACAACAAAAACTACCATCCAGAGATATTCCAATGGTAGATTCTAGTCAATTTACTCAAGATGAACAAATTCAAGCAAATTATATTCCACCGTCCATAAAAACAGTTGATTATATGAAACAATATGAAGAAGCGACAGAAAAAAAAGTACGAGAACATGTACAAGAAAAACAAAAACAATCACGTCTTGATTATTTAATAGAGCAAGGACAAATCCCTGTTTTGGTAGCCGTATTATTTTACCTGTTTCAATTGCCTCTTTTCTCTCGTCTTTTACTTTTTCAATTATCTTTTTTAGGAATCCATCAATTAGATGGAACTTTGAATACTTATGGATTATTATTTAAAAGTGGTTTATTTGGTCTTTGTTTTTATATGGTAACGCAATCTATTCATTTTTTGAGTGAAGTTTGATCGTCCACCACTAAGTGATCGTTTTCCTTTTTGTACAAAATTTTGTATGGCACAAATACTTTTTGAATTCCAGTTAGGTTTCACAAGATATTTTAAAAATTTTTCATCCATTTTTTGAAAAGATAAATCAAATAATTCACCACTTTTTCCTTCTTTACGTATTTGAATCGTTTTAAGTATTTTTTCTTTTTCTTTTTCATTAATTTGATAATGAAACGAATCGTAATCACTACATGTAATAGAATAAAGAGGTTGAATCTTTTCTTCTTCTAGAGAAAATCCTAATTCTTCTCTCGTCTCTCTTAAAATTGTTTGTTTTGTATCATTATCTTCTTTTTCTTTATTCCCTTTTATAATACCAAACGAACAACCATTATTACTAAAACGATAATTTACACTAATTTTTTTATCTTTAATAATGGGAGTATCATAACGAACTTCACTAGATAGATCTTCAAAACGATTCTCTTTTAATGCATTTAAATGAATCATTTCTAATTCCAATGCTTTTTTTCTAAAAAAAGTAAGAGAAGATTCCATATCTGTATAAGGAATCGTTTCATGTTGTTGAATCATTTCTTTATCAGGAAATAATTTATTTCTCTCGCGTAAATAAAGACTTTCTCTCCCCGTTAGAATAAGAATATGATCTTTTTCTTGATACCATATAATAATAGCTGCCCCTTTTTTTTCAAAAGATTTGGATTTGGATTTGGTTTTTGTTTTCGGTGGTGACCACTTCCGATACATTATTAGGTATATATATTATACTTTTTATTTTCTTTTCTTTCTTGTTCCACCACTAGAGTAAAACACTTTTCGTAATGTTTCAATTGTTTTATCATTAATACGTCCATGTTTGCCTAAAAAAAGTTGAATCACATCGTTTTTTGACATTTTAGTACCATCTGATTTTTCTCTCATTAACATGGAGATGATAAAATATAGGGAATACATTCCACATTCTGTATTACCCAATTGATGTTCCATTTTATCATTTTGATAAAAATGTAATTTTGGTAATCCTAATTTTTTGTTTTGTACAACCACTTTTTGAACAAATTTTTTGATTTCCATGGGAATTTTTTCACCCGTACTATCAAAATAAAAAATAAAACGATCTTGTAAATCAATGAAAAGAGAAACCCAATGAGACCCACTAGAAGTATGTGGATCTAAATTGAAAATAATACCAATTTTACTATGTTTTTTTCTTACCTGTTGAAGCGAAAAATGACAAAGATTATTACAAACACATTTATTATCAGAAAGAACAACGTCATAATCAATAGAAGATGGACCAATAAATAAAAAATGAGGATACGTTTCTTCATATTGTTTCAATACATCTAGAATATCATAATTACTTAACCATGTATTTGGTTTTGTAGTCCATTCTTTAGGATATTTTGGTGGAAATAGAAGAGCTTCTAATTTTTTTTTAGTAGCATCATCATTTACAATCGTTTGTATCCAACATTCATCTTTTTGACATTGTCCGGGTTTATATTTATGAAGCATATTCCAAATAGTACTAGGATTATTTGAATGTATTTTATTTGTAGAGTTGGAATTATAAATATCACGTAGTTTCACTAATGTTTTGGGTGTAAAACAAGTATTATTATTAATTTTATTTTTATTAGAATAAGGTGAACATACTGATTTCTTTTTTAATTCATCAGTATTTAAAAATGTTTTTAACTTTGACATTCTATATCTTTTCCATTCATTTTTTAATAACCGAATATTTTTTCCAATATTCTATAGGAATGCCATTAGGTGTTGGTACTTGAATAAACATCTCTTCTTTCTTTTCTAATTCCGATTCATAAAGAGGTTCTTCTTGTATTTGTTCTTTTTTTATTTCAATATCTAAAATAATTTCTTTTAAGAAATTTTGAAAAGCTTGTTGAAGTTGTGAACGTTGAACAGTAGATGGTGAAAACTCATCTAATAATTGTTTGGTCTTTTCTACAATTTGTTCACGATATCTTTTCACTTTCCAAGAAAATTCTTGTTGTTGTTTAAAGAGTTCTGGATTGCTTTTAGCTAAATATTTTTGATATTGATGTTTATTTACCAAACATTCTAAAGTGAGTTGATCCATTTCATCCAATGACATTTTCCTTTATTAGTATATAATCTTTTCTTTATTATGGCCAATACAAATACTTTAGGAGGTGGGCCATTTAATGGTTTTTCCGCCACACAAACGATTACCAACTATAAAGATGATGCCGATGTGATTACTCGTAGAGAATTAAGAAAAGTATGGAATACACAAAATGCAACTGGTACAGTTAATGGTTATTCACGTATTGTTACACCTTTTCGTGCTGTATTAAATGGTGGAGATTTTCTAGCAAGAGTCAATTATGTATGTGGTGGCCCAAATCCAAGTCATTTATATCGTGGAGGTATTTTTGCTAACTTCGGGTCTGCTATTTCCAATTGTGATACGACTGGGGTTCCAGCTGGTTCTAGCAATTCTAAATTTGTAGCTGATTCAAGTGATTATACAAAATTTAAACGACAAACCGCCTATAATAGAAATTACAACGATGGTTCCAATGGTGGATATACTAATTCTTCTTATGTTGATTTAATGCATGTAAGAAGAGGTTTATCTTACTAAATTTTCTAATTATATAATATATGATTCCCAAGATAGTTGGTGAAGGAACTTATGGTTGTGTCACGAATCCAAGTATACGTTGTACTAGAAAAATAAATTATAAAAACAAAGTTTCTAAGATCATGTTGAAAAAATATGCAGTAAGTGAATTTAATGAATTAAAAAAAATAACAAAGATACCAGGAATAACTAAATATATTCTTTCTATGCCAGAAATGTGTATACCTAAACAGACAGATCAATTTGAAAATGTGGTAAAAACATGTGATAATTCCAAATTTTCAAAAACGAAAAAATCTAATTTTCGTTTATTAGTCTTTGAAAATGGAGGTATTAATTTATCTCAATTCATGAAAAATATTTATAATGATATCACAGATAAAAAACAAGTTTCTATTTTCTGGTCTAATATTTTAAAATTACTAGATGGATTACTATTTTTCAAAGAAAATAAAATTATCCATCATGATTTAAAAGCTCAAAACATTGTGTATAATATTGAAACAAATACGATCAAATTTATTGATTTTGGAAAAATGAAAACCAAAGAAGATCTTTTACGTTCTTGTAAAGGAAATGAGAATTATGAAGCTACGAAATGGTTTAATTATCCACCAGAATATGAACATGTCAATCAATTAGATTATCAAGAACATAAGAATAAATATAAAATGGAATATCCTGAATTTTTAGAAAAAACATTGGATACATTTGATTCTTATAGTATAGGAAAGATGCTTGTAGATATATTCATCACTTTAAAATCATTAAAAAAAAGTCTTTTACCCACTTCTTTTTATGATGGTGCTATTGTGATTTTTTATACATTAGGTGATCCCAATATTAAAACTCGTACGACAGACATAGAATTGATCAGAAAACAATATTTGGAATTACTTGAATATCATAAAATGTATATTCCACAAACATTACATTCATTATCAGAAAAAATGAAAAAGAATTTGAAAAAGTATGTGAAATACCGTTTAACTCAAACAGATCTTCATACCTTAAGTAAGGTATTACGTGGTGGTTTTTTTAATCCTATTCAAATATCAAGAAAAAAAAGAAATAGAACTCCTCTCTAGACTAGAAAACAATCAAAATAAAAAATGTTTATTTTGATTTGAATTTTTTTATTGTTTGTGTGTTTATTTTGATTTGAATTTTTTTATTGTTTGTGTGTTATTGTGTGTTTGTTTGTATGTTTACTTGAATGCGAATGATTTTAGATTTTATTTAGTCACTTTCTTAAGAATCTTTTTCTTGGTCACAACAGCTGGGACAACTTCTTCTTCCTTCACGACTTCTTCCTTGACTACTACTTCTTGTTCTTCTTTTTGAACTACTTTCTCGTCTTCATCATCATCACTGTTCTCCACATAAGAAGGTTGGACTTCTACTTCTTGTTCTTCTTCTTTTTCTTGTGTCACAGTGTTCTGAATCGTTTCTACATCTGTTGGCGATAATTTAATATGACATTTACCAAATGGTGTAGACATGACTTGAGGTTTCACAACACATTGAATGAGCTTCCATGTGAGACCCCAACCCTTACCACCGACCCAGATACCACCACACTGAATCACACACATGACAGAACTGCTTTTAGGAACAAAGTCAATGGGTGTAATACCTTCTTGATCGGAAGGAAATAGCATAGTGCCCTTTAAATCATAAATCTCTGTCTTCCAAACTCCATCGTAACAAGGGACTTTAGGTCTTAGACTTGGAGGCTTTGAATAATCAATTGTTTTTGATTCCTTATTCTTACTATATTTTAAAAAGGGAAAGTAAGAAAACTCGGTAATTTCTCTCGTTTGTTTTCTTCCAAACCATGCTTCTGAATTTTTCACAGCATCTTCAATTAATTGGTTTTCAAATACTTTTAATTTGTTTAATGCCTCATCAGAAGCTGTAGTGTTTTCTTTTGGGAATTGTAAAGAAATAGTGTACTTTCCGTCAGATTCACCAGTTTTTTCATCTACGAAATCACTGATGCCCCAACATAGGAGTGGTGGTAGTGTTATGTATAGTGCTCTGTTTGTTTGGGTAGAAATTGTGGTAATTGATTTCAAGCCTCTATCATTTACTTTAGGCTGCATATATCTAATTTTACTTGGTTCCCATTGATTCATTTCTAAGACGAGTGGTGTAGTAGTTGACATTGTATGTGTGTGGTATAAGCTATTGACTGTTATGATTTATTAATATGAATTCTCTTTAAATCAATTTTTTTAGAAATTCCCGATCCAATTGGTTTTTTGTGACTTTCTTAGAAATTCTTAAAATTCTCTCTTTTTTTCTTTTTCATTTATTTTTCTTTTTCATTATTTTTTCTTTTTCCGATTTTTCAAAAAAAGAAACATTTAGAAAAAAATCATTGCGTTAACGAAAGGCGAAATAATTCTTTTTTAGAAAAATATATATATTAGCACAAATGAACTTAAATAAATAATATTATAAGTATTCATAAATTGAAATGGTTCGTGCTTCCTCAAAATCCGTTGTTGCTACTACTGCTACCACTACCCCAGTTGTTGTTCCTGTCTCCGTAGAAAAGAAGACTGTAGAGAAGGTGAAGAAGGTAAAGAAGGATGAGGTTGTTCCTGTTGAGCAACCTGTTGTTCCTGTTGATCCTGTCTCAGTCGTTGCTGATGTTGTTCTTGATAAGTCAAGCCTTTCAGAGGCTATGCTAGCAGAGATGGCAGAATTCAATAAGAACTACCAATCTTGGTTGTCTTTTGCAAACCTTCTCAAGGTCAATATTAAGAATATTGCCAAGTTGTCGTCACGCATTTCCAAGTGTGCGGACAAGTCCAGTAAGAGAAGAAAGAGTACTCATACCAAGTCTGGTTTTGAGCAGCCCACATTGATTAGTGATGATTTGGCTGTTTTCTTTGGAAAGACCCCTGGTACCAAGATGGCTAGAACTGAAGTCTCTAAGCAGATCCACGAGTATGTCAAGGCCAACAATCTTCAGAATGAGGCTAACCGAAGAATTATTCATCCTGATGTCAAGTTGAAGAAGCTTTTGGATTCCAAGGACGATGAGTTGACATACTTCAATCTCCAGAAGTACTTGAAGCATCACTTCAAGAAGGAGGTGCCTGTTGTCAAGGCTTAAAATAAAACGAGAAAAAACAAATTAAAATAAGAAAAACGAGAAAAA